GGACATGGATCTACAACACTTGTTGGACCATCATCATCATCTCTGGCGCTGTCTCGCTCCTGTTGATCTCTTTGTTTTTGTTGAGTCTCTTTAGTTCTCTTAATGTAATCTTCAACCTGTTCAGGTGTATATTTTAAACTACCGTCTGGATTTGTTGCCTCTAAAAGACGTTTCTCCATTGCTTCATAACCACCAAAAAGACCCGCATCTAACGCCATCGTAAGATCGTTTACAATATTCTTCGGAACATCTTTAATATCATCAATAAATTTCTGAATAAAGTTTCTATCGTCTTCTTCTTCAGTAGCGTCAGTAACTTTTTTGTCTAAAGATTTATCGCCCAAACCTGTTTTTATAGGATCAGCACCATAATCAAAACTAGATTCCTGCATGGTCATAGGATCAGGTGTCTCAAAAACATCTGAAACATAAAGAGGATCATCAGGACCACCAGTTCCACCAAACGGATCTAAACCCATATTAGCCTCTGCAGCGATCTGCTTACGTTTCGCTTCTTCTGCCGCCTCTCTAGCCGCTACTTCTGCTTGTATTCTCGCTTCCTCTTCTAAAGCAAGTCTTTGAGTTTCAGCATCCGCCGCAGCCTGCTGCTTTCTTAAATGCTCTGCATCCGCAGCTTGAGCCTCCGCTTGAGTTTTGTAAGGATTGCCAAACATATCATAGTAAATTTGCTCTACTGGAGGCTCCAAATTAATAATGTTATCTGCATCATCTGGATCTCCAACAATTGGTGTGCCTGTATTTAAAATATCTATGTTACTTGCATCACTAGGATCACCAATAGGTACAACGTCACCAGTTGTAAAAATATCTATATTACTCGCATCATCTTGAGTGCTAGGCTGATTAAAACTAGCCTCTTGAGCCGCTAACGCATCCTCCTCTGCTTTCGCAGCAGCTTGATCTGCTAAAAATTTTTCATTAGCTAGTCGTATACGCTCTTTTTCGGCCTCCCTCTCTCTTCTTTGATTCTCAAGCCTATCAATGACGCTTCCGGGCGTATATGATGTTTCGATAGGCGGTGATGAAAATGACCCAGTAACATCAGGTGGAGGACCGTCATCTTTTTGCGTCTGAGCCTTTTGATCAGCAAGAAGCTTCTCCATCGCAGTCGAACCAGAACCACTTAAATTCGTGCCTCCACCACCCGCAATCATAGTCTCAGCATACTGCTTACCAGCATCCGCAGAAGATTGAGAAGTAGAAGGTCTATCCTCTGCATAAGGATCATTGCTAGGACTTGTATAAGATTGTGAAGAACTACTAGAACTACCTCTAGGCTCATTCCTACCGCCAGTGTTGCTAGATTTACCGCCAAACACATCACTAAAAAAATCAAATAAACCAAACTGTGGAATGCCGCCCGGACCCGGAGTCCCAGCACCACCAAGACCCTTCAATAATTCAGCCTCGTCAGGACGAATATACGCCAACATGTGATCCTGACCATAAATATCAGTTTGACGAGGAACAGGAACAGAACCACCACCCATCATTCTTCGAACAGGAGGCTGCATAGCCGTACCTCCCATCATCTGAGCTCTGGGCATCTGGCGTCTAGGCATCTGACCCGTAAAAATATTCATGCCACCCATCTGATCAGAAGCAACCATAGGTGGGCGTCTACTCGCAAGCATATTCTCTAAACTGTCACCAAAACGCTTACGCCTACCCGCATTCGAACGTAACTGTGGTGCAACGGGCGTAGCACCCTGCTGCATTGGCATAGATTGAGGAGGCATCATTGGATTACCCATAGGAGGTACAGGCATCGGGGGTGGTAAAGGCATTGGGGGCGGCATCCCGCCCATAGGGGGCATAGGTCCGCCCATTTTTACTGCTACCATAAATAAAGCCTCCTAAACAAAACTTAATTCACATCCTAACAGCAACTAAAAATTTAATCAACTAGAAGCCGTATGTCGGAGGACATCCCCCAAGACCCATGCCCATCATACCCATCCGACCACCATACATAGGACTACCAAAAGGCCCAGACATGCCAAAATTACCACCCATATACGGAGCCATAGAAAGACCACCCATAAACGGACTAACATACGGATTAGAATACATAGGAGGCATAGGATTAAAAAATGGAGTAGATTGATAAGCCGCCATGCGATTGCGATTAACAGGATAATCTCTGCTTATTAAATCCTGCATAGTTCTTGGCTCAGATGGCTGTGCATTTTGAGCAGCGTAATAATCATCTATAAACTGAGCATCAGTTCTCGTATCATATGCCGTAGTTCGTGGCCCTGTGTTTAAATTATCTAATTGATAACGTAAATCACCAAGATTATCACCAAATTCAGACTTTAAAGCATCAACACCGCCAGATCCATATAAACTACCCACCTGATCTAAATCATATTTAGTACGAGCATCATTACGTTCTTTCTGAGAAGCTATAAGCTGTTCAGCTAAAGAATCTAAACCTGAATCGTTCGATGGCGGAGGCGGAGGTAAAATTCTAGGATCTCCATGAGGTATGGAAGTATTATAATTTAATAATCCACCAAGTCCTAAAAAATTTAGCATGAAATCACCTCTCAACTAAATCATATCAGGAACCTAATGCTTAATCAACACACTCTAACAAACCTTCTTTCATCATGCTCTGCGCAAGCCTGTCCCTATTCGTGTAACAATAAGAACCTCGGTTCCATTGGCTCATGGAAATAGCAAGCCTGCGCATGAAATCACGCTCATCCTCACCACCCACAAAATGTGAATCTGCTATAAAAGGCACAACCTCTCCCGGAGTCTGTGCATCAAACTCTCTAACGCTTCCGTATTTTAATCTATATCTAGGCATACCGTACAGTATGGGATAGTCTAGGGTACCTGTCAAGGGGCTAGGGTACCTAAAAACTTTTTTTGGGGTGAATGTTGGTGTAAAGCTTAGTATAGAGTTCTGCCCGAAAACGCGCATATATAGGTGGGGTCATACGCCCCATATCCCGACTTTCTAGAACACTTGTTCGGTTTGGCTAGGGTACCTTGGAAAAGTAAAAAGCCCCACCGAGGTGAGGCTCTTTGGCGTCTTAGAATTGATGCCCGACTAGCGGCGGCGATTGCGGCGGCGTTGTTCAGCCTCTTCAATCTCAATCGCTCGTTGTTGCCACCAAGCATATCGATCATCTGAGACACCACACCAGAGGCTAGTTCCACCTCTTCTATTCTCTGGCATCAATCGAGTTCCAGAGCCTTGAACTGTTATGTTCAAAGGGACTTGGTATCTAGTGTGGTGCGTTCCATCACCATACGTTGCGCCATTGGCTTGTTGGGTATGTGTGACCACAGCAGATTGACCAACTCGATTTCTGATTTCAGATACCGCCGCTCTAATGCGTTGCTCAGTCACGCCTGTCGCATCCATCATTTCCTGAGTAGTTGCGCCATGCTCAGATCGCATCATGTCATACTGGACTGCAAGTCTAGTTCCACGTCTGACTGGTAGCGCTTCAGGCGTTGCCTCAGTAGTTGATGCAGTACCTTGCTCGATACGATTTTCAGCAGAATGCAGAACAAAGTTATTTAGCAACTCAATCCACTTTCTGATTTTTTCATAGTCTGTCGTACCTTGGTGCTGTCTGAATTCAATAGTTCCAAGATCAGCATATGGTATCAAATTGATCGCGGTATATCTGACATGAATTGTTGCTAACAATTGTTCTAATTCCTGTACATCTCGACAGGCATTAATTCGCTCGATAGTTAAACGTCCATTTGTAGTTAATGGGTAAGCGTAACGATTGTTGCGGCGGCTATATGTAAGAATTTTATTGATTGCATCTGTGTTTAAGAAATAGCGCAACACAATGTCGCGAACTAATTCGACATCGAATGGATCAGCAAACAATCTAGCACGTTGCTCGAGTTGTGCTGAATTGCCTTCAGGCTTGCCAATATATTTTCCAGTATCAGTCATGTACTGCAAGCTTTCAGCAGTGAATTGATCTGGACAAATGCCAGACTTCAAAAATGATGCGCCAATATGAACATGCAAACCACACTTAGATTTAATTAAGCGATTATGATCGCCTAGTCGTGCAGTTCCAATTTCGTTGATCGCATTGCATAGCGTTTCAAGATAGTTCCAAGCTGTCTGACTTGGTGCCATTGGTGCAGGCACTACCTCAGTGCATCCAGAGCCATCGTATGTGACTTTGCATCCAGTAATGCCTTTGGCTCTTAAATCGCTTTTCATTTCTGAAACTGCGACAGAGCCGTCTGTTTCGATTTCACATGAGAATGTTGGGATTGATGTGTAAGTTGCGTTTTCTGTTTCGATTAAGTTTGGCATAATATTTTTCCTTTTGAATAATTGTTCAGTTTATTTAGTTAAAATGAAATATTTGGTTTCTAAAATTGGATCGATATCAGCATATGGAACATATGATTTTCTGTTATGATCTGTGCAAGTGATTGAGTAAATTTCGATGTCTCTGCTTCTAAGTTCTGACATCATTCTTCTAATTCTCGTGGCATTAACGCCTAGTCTTTTAGCTAGTTCAGATGCCAAGGCACCGTTTGGACGGCAAAGCATAGAATAAAGTATTGCCATTCTGCTAGATTGTCTAAAGTTGGTTTTTACAAAGTACATAATGTTTTCCTTTAAGTTATTGTTTTCATTCAGTTTTTTTCAGTTTTGAGGGCAAAGCTGTCGCCCTCTGCCTATGTTTCTAAAGGAATTTATCCCATAAGTGAAGCGTTTTTTCCCATAAAATGTAATTTTTTTTATTAATATGTATATAACACCATTTTCGAGACCTCGAAAAAGGCAGAAATAAAGCAGGAAAAAAGCGGGAAAAGAGAACAATTGTTCGGGTTAAGGAAAAAGCAGGAATAAAGCAGGAATAAAAAAAGGGTCCGAACCCGAAAGCCCGAACCCCGAACCCCGAACCCGAAAGCCCGAAGTCCCGATTTACCATAATTCATGATCTTGCCAAGTCCATTTACTCGGTGTTAATGATGCCCGACTAGCAAGAACAACTATGTCTTTATCTTCATCTATATCACCGTAAGCCCGATGATCATGTATTTTATGTATAAAGTCTGGCTGCCCGAATACTCGGACAGCCGCTAAAAATTCCCGATCTTCTCGGAACCCGACAAAATGAACGTGTGTCATTCTTCTATCTCCACTAATTTTATTTCACTTGCACCTTTTGCAAGTATTGCCCGTTTGATGCACACATTATCAACGTAGAACCGATATTCTCTGTCGCCGTTGTCGTGCAATCTGTGGGTTGTTCGATGGCTAACGAAATCATGGCTATTTTTTGCACTTGTTCCTATAACAACGTCAACTTGACCGTCCGCTTTCACGCCGTAGCTCTTGCTACTTCCGTAAATACAAGCGGTTACTTTGTTCCAGATTGGATAACTTCTTGACATTTCATATTCCTTTTCTGTTTTAATAATCCCATACTATCCCACATCAAACACCCTGTCAACAAAAAAGATAAAAAAAATTATCTACCTGTACGCCCGCAGCCTGTAGGAATAAGCCGAACAATTGTTCGCCCGTGCTGGAAAAAATAGCGGGGCAATTTTGCCCCGCAGAAATTTTTAGTTTTTTATTCCCAATTCTTCTTCAGTTATGTAAGACCAATATTGATCCCAAGTTAGTATTTCATTATCGGTTTCTACTTCCATTGGGTATGCCCCGAAGTGTTCCCAGTGATCTTTTACAAATTCTAAAATTTGTTCTTTCATTAAATTAACCCCAAACTGTATCTGTTTCTATCTTCAACCGCTCAACGGTTGCAATACCCCGATTCAGGTGTTTGTCGTACCCTACTATCGTTAATTCGTCATTAACGTGAGTCAATTGCTCCGACTCCTCGCCCCCGACAAAACTCTCCGCATGAAGCATTGCCTGCTCCTTCTTGTCATAAGCTCCGAGGATCTCTTTCGACTCGACTTCTTTTAGTATCCATACATTCATCTCTACCATTCCTTTTTACTAGATTGATCCCATACTATCCCATCTAAATATCATTGTCAACACAAAAAGATAATTATTTTTATCTTTTTCACCAGCGGGCGCTGGCAAATAAACCGAACAATTGTTCGCGCCCAGCTCAAAAAAAATGCTGGGCAAATTGCCCAGCAGAAGAAATTATTGGAATAACGTGTTGTATTCGTGATCCCGCAGAAACTCCCCGAAGCTTGAACCGTAGTCTTTCGCTTTCGTCCACTCTTCCCTGAAATGATCCGCGTCATCTCCTTGAAGAAGGAAACTCCACCCTGCTTCATATTCCTCAACTTCGATTGCGAACCCCCGATCAGTCATTCTATATCCACCGATAGTCATTATATATACTCCTCATACTAAACTATAATCCCATACTATCCCAGACTATATATAATGTCAACCCCTAAGATAAATTTTTTTATCCAGGCGGTTCACCGGGCCGAAGCCACCTGGCCGTGCCCCGGGCCGGGCCAGCGACAAACAATTGTTCGGGTTATCGCCCCTGCAGCTCCCGGGCACGAGATGCTGCTGGGGAAGATCCGGGAAGAAGGTAATAGATTACCGGGGGTGCCCCGCTGCCAGCACCCCGAACCCGAACAATTGTGCGCAATCCCGAAGATCCCGAAGTTGCAATCCCGAATCCCGATGGTACAATAACCCGAACAATTTATCGGTTTATTCCCGAAGCCCGAGCTGGCGACCCCGAAGTCCGATCCCGAACCCCGAATATCCCGAACATTTCCCGCTGGGCGGGCGGAAGCCCGACCCCGCCAAACAATCCAGCTATTCCGCTGGACTTTCGCTATCTGCTGTTACTGGGATTTGTTCGGCTTCTATGGGAATTTCTGCTGGTGTAACGTCTTTCATGCGATTTTTAGCACGATCCATAAATTCTTGCAGTTGCTCTACGATTTGATCCCTAGACAAGCTGTCTATATTTTCGTGCGTTACATGACTACGGGCTACCATTAATCCCGTTACCTTGAGCCTGAGTTCTTCGGCTTTAATGGCGGCTGAAAAG